AAAACAGTTGTTGGTAACACCACGGAGAATAAAAATCCCTGTTTCATCTTCATGATAAACACATCCACGATTGCAAGGGATAGAAGCTGTGAACACAACAGGGGCGTTAAGTGCTACACTCTGTTCTGCGTTTGCTAAATATTCCGCCATAGTATCACCTCCTTAGAAACTGCCGCCACAACCACAGCCTGCATTTACATTCTGAGGACAAGTGAATATGGGTGTCCTACCATAGACAGGTGTTGTGGGCACGGGACAATTGGAGAGCCTGTTATACAGCTGGTCTACCTCGTTAGCAAATCCCTGCTGGATAAAGGCATTCTGAGCGGTCTGAGAAGCTGCAAGATTAGCCATATTGAGCTGTGTCTGGAGCTCTGCTATGCGGTCATTCTTTGCTTCCACCTGAGCCTTGACACCGTCAAGTTCAAGCTGACAGAGCTTGTCAAGGATAGCCTGTGTACCATTGGACTGAGACTGGATAATGTCACGGGTGTTGTTGGCATCTGCAAAGCGTGTCTGATTGCCCTCGTTCTGAATGATGTTCTGTGTCTGACAAGTAGCAAGCCTATTGTCGCAGCAGCACTGTGCAAGCTGAGAGGATATGTTGCCAAGTCCGTTTGTGGTTGCGGTCTGTGCAGCAAATGACCTTTCAAGGTCGGATATCTGATTGGTGTACATCTGCTGTGCAAGGGCATTCTGAGCGCCGTTAATAGATGCGTTTACTCCTGCAAAGCCACTGCAAAGAGAATTCTGCACATTGCCAAAGCCGTTACACATAGCAGTCTGAACATCACCAAATCCGCTTGTAACAGCGGTGGAAAGATTTCCGAGTGCTGACTGTGTAGCTGCATGATCAAAGCCTGCATTGGTGTTAGCATTTATCATGTTCTGACCATTGAGGAGCCAGGGAAATTCATACATTCCACCGAAGCCGCCCATCATGCCATTCATACCCCACATTCCGCCGCCACCGAGCAGAACAAAGAGCAGGATCACCCACCAACCATCTCCGCCGAATGAGCCGAAACCGCTGTTGCTGCTGTACCCATTAGCAGGACTAACCAGCATTGTGGTGTTCATTCCGCCGTTTTCATCTGTAAGAGCCATTGTTATTCTCCTTTGATTTATATTTTCATCACTGTTGCGCACCAGTGAGGAATTGCTGTAATCGTTTAGCTATCTGCACAGCACTATTATATTGATCTTGTGAGACCTTTCCGCTATTCAAAAGCTGTTGAACCATATGCTGTGGATCTCCGTTTATAGTCTTGCTGAAACGTTGAAGTTGTTTCATGATCTCATCGGGATTGTTTGCTGTTGCTATGTTGTTTCTCTGTTGTTGATAAAGTGGATTCATTGTTTCTCCCTCCAATCAGGTTTTGAACTTCACTTCTAAATTTGTCAAACTCCTCTTTTGTTACATATGTCGGTGATGATGTCGCCTGTTGTGGGGACTGTGATACCTCGTCTCTGATCGTGTAGTCCAATATTTTCATACTCGGCATCCCTGAAGCATCAGCAGATTTTAAATAGATGATTTGTGCCTCGCTGTCCCACAATTGCACGGTCGTGTTGGGAGCTAAAAGATACGATTTAGCCCCTGCAATCCCTTGAACCCAAATGATACCGTTGTTTTGCGCCTGTTGTTGCGTTGTTTGTGTCATCATAGAGGGCTGTATTTGAGGATAGTATTGCGGTACAAACCCATTAGAAAAATAGTTGTTATAAGCCATTTTTATTCCTCTTTCATCCAATAATATTGGGGTAGTTCGTTAGAGCTGTCCCAGCTATCAAAAAGGTCTCCGTTTATAACAGTTGCACAATGACCGCCAAAGCCAAGCACATATATCCCTTTTGGGTGTTCTCTGCAAAAATCTGTTGCAGTATAGCAATATGGGCAGCCACTATTAACAGCATATCTCCTGAACCCGTTTTGCTTTAAGAGCTCTCCCCATACACTGTCTGAGGACGGCATATCTCGCATTAAATAACCGGTTTTCATCAACTTCACATACGCACTTTCCCAATCCAGTCCAAGCGCTTTTGTGACCGCACGCACCGCACAATCCCCGACCTGCCGTCCCCCTGGATTTGGGTTATACATTACCCACATTTCCACCACCTCTATATTAAGTATACAAAGAAAAACGCCCTTTCAAAAGGGCGCAAAAGTGACATATAGAGGACAAAAAAATAAGGCAGTGTTTCCACTGCCTATAACTTCAATAATATTCTATCTGCTTTCTTTACTATTCGTTTTATTTGTCTTTCTGACAGATAATGCTTTTGTGATAGTTCTGAAAAGGTCAACCCATTCACAAACCTGTCTTTGATGATATTTCTATCCCTTTCGGAATGGATGTATTCATCAATCAAAGCGACGATATCAGAATTTCGGTATTCTTTCATGGCTTTTTATTCTTTATCCTTCCAGTGCCATGACACATATTGCATTTGCGATACCCAGTGTTGCCGCCTGTCTTACGCTGTCGTGTCCGTGTCTTCGTTGTGACTTTCACTTTCTGCCCCATAGTTTACATCACCACCTCCGACAATGTTGATACCGCCGTCTTGCTGTGCTTCTATCTGCGTGCTTGTTTCTACTGTCTGGAATTGGCTCTCATAGTAAATCCATCCTGCATTTGTGCCTATCAACGCAACAATCAGAATGATGATTACTATCCACAACCTGCGATTGGACCGCTCCATTCTTGCTGTGGTGCTCTCAAAATAGATATAAGAAACATCTTCCACATTATCACTTCCTGATTGTCTGCTTTATACAAGCTTTCGGGAAATACTTCCTCACTTCTGCAAGCTCTCTTTCTGCATTGGCTTTCACAGAAAATGCGTTTGTCACAACATTGTATAGGATGTTACTTTCCTGTGGGGTCATATACTTATTGACCTTTGCAACAAATTCATCCCAGTGTGGGCGGATGTATATAGGACAATTCTTGTAACCATCATCGATCTTGTTGAGCTGGTCTATTGTGCCTTTTCTCCCGTTCCTCACATTGCACCAATAGTTGTGCGTAAAGAGATTGTGGTCTGTATCCATATTAAACCTTGACAGCAAGTAAGCTACAAGCCGTGCACAGTTATCCTCTGCCGCCTTGTCTTTTTCGCTTCCTGACCCATCCATGATACACTCAACTGAAATGGTCTGTACATTACCTGCCTGTGACCCGTTTCTTTCTCCTCTGCCGCTTTGCCCTGCGTGCCAGGACTGCTGCTCAAGCGGTAACATCTGCCACGCTTCATCATCATCCACATAAAAATGCACTCTTACGGTGCCCATATTCCCGTTTATAGTTGCTCTCACATATTGCTCGGGGTCGGTGGTCTGTCTCGCCTCGTTTATATCCCCTGTGTTGTGAACAGTAACGCCAAGCAGCGGCAAAGTCCTTACAGCAGGTAAACTTATCCCGTGTGGATTGTGGCGTGTAGCAAAGTATTCCTTTACTATCACTCCGTTGGCTGCGTATGTGTTATCAGGTATCAAAAATGCCATATGCTCTAACACCTCGAGAATTGCCGTTTTTACGGCTGTTTGTTTCGGTAGGGTAGTTTTACCACCCTACCCCTTAATCGCTTGATTTGACCCCTTTCCGTTCGTCTGAGGGGCATTCCTTTTTTATCATCTCATTCAGCAGGTGTATCACCCCATCAATGCCCCTCTGATAGTCAAGGGAATACTCCCACTCGATATACCCCGACAGGCATTCCAGCCAGTCACGTTTCTCGGAAAGGTCGTCAATGTCAAATAGCTTGCTTTTTGAAAGCATATTTGCTCCTTTTCAGAACTTTTTTCTGAAATCGTCTTTGTGTGCACTATCAGTAAGCCCCTCGCCTATGATGTAAGCGATAAGTGTTCCTGTTGCTGTGATAAGTGCTGTGGTCTTGGTCTGCTCTTCCTCGGAATATCCAAACATGACCATGATAGAAATAACAACCCCTACGACAGCCATCCAAAATTTACGGCTTGTCAGCTTCTGTTTCCAGTTTCTCATATCTCTCTACCTCCAAAAAGCGTATAGGATGATCTGCCACCGGCATCCGCATCACAGTGTTGTTGACCTCGATGTGCTCAGCATCTATGGTTATACTGTGATACGGGTGCTTTTTCAGTATTTCTATCAGCGGTTCACACAACTTTTCAATGATGTTCATTTCCTCTGTTGTCATTCTTCTATACTCCCGTAATCGTTCATGTCAAGATGAGCACTGATGTAGTCTGTAACTATCTGTATTGCTTTATTATCCGTTGCCTTGTCCTTTCTCCAAGTCGTCAATCCTGTGATTAGCTACTACAATCTTCTCGTCCTGTACTGCTTCGGACTGCTCCAGCTTGTACACCCGCTCCACAAGATTGTTATGCTTTGCAACCTGCTTTTCGAGCTGCTCCAGCCGATAGTTGGTCAGCTTGCTGTTGATGAGTATGCCTCCGAATTGTACGACAATACTACCAACCAGTCCGATTATTGCAACGATTATTGATGCGTCCATATCAAGCACTCTCCTCTACCACTGTAAGAGTGCCGATGATAACTTCTTCTTCAAGAAGTCCGACCGTCTCCCTTTCATGTTTTGTTCCATCCTCGATGCTCCAGTTCTTCGATGACCGCTGTTCTAAGTCTTTCAGGCACATCATCAATCGTTTTTTTACCTCTGATAATGAGGTTAGCATATACTTTAGCCATAATCTCACACCCCTATCAGTTCGTAGACTTCGCAAAGAGCAAGCTCGGTTGAGGTAAGCTCGTTTTCAAGCTCTTTGTTACGTCCGTCTATCATTTCAATGTATTCGTCTTTGGTGTATGCTACAAGGTCGAACTCATATTCAGTTCTTGTAGTAGGCTCGTCGTCCATGTTATCGTCTGTCACCGTGATCTCGTGAACGTTTGAGGCTACAAAGACGAGAGTTTCTTTTACGTCTACTTCTTTGGGGTATTCAGTTCCCCGTGTAGTTCCGTAGTTAATCATTGGTTATGCTCCTTTTATGTTGATTTCGTAGTATTTCTGAGTGTATTTTATAAGCGGTTGAATATACTTCTTCCTCAGATTAAATGAGTTACAGTGGTTTAACCTAAGTATAGAGACCGCGAAGAGAAAGTACGAGCACGATAACCCGAACCGCCATAACAACCCCAACAGAGACCAGCGTTAGCACCGGCATCCCAAGTCGCCCCGAAAAAGGCAATCCTGTGACCGTTCAAATTTGGTGATACAACGCTGTAGTCTCCAACAGGTATAGCCGCATTTCCGCCAGTCTTAGAGCACATGAACAACCAATCGTAGTCCTCGCTACCATATCCGAAATACTTAATATATCCGCTTTTTTGAGCAAGCGTAAACCCTGCAAACTTGTAGTTATCAGTTATCTTGTTATCAGCAAAACTCATATCCGAACAGATATAAACCTTGCCACCGCCATTGTTATAAGCACCGTACACATTAACTCCGTCTACCCACTTCCAAATATTCCCGTAGAAGTTTTCTATACCCCTATAACTAACAGAGGTTTTATTTGAGGCAGTCTGAGCAGTACCCGAATAGTCAACTGTACTTGTCGCAACACCCGATGCATTACCAAGACTTGCAGTAGAACCGATATAACTTGCCATATTACTTGTACCATCATCAGTGATACCTGTAACACCCGCACCTATTGAGTTCTGAATGTTGCAGTTCCCGTACTCCACGATGAACAGCAGCCAAACAGCACACACAGATTCCACTGTCTGCTGATACCAACCCGGTCCTCTGTTAGCGGCTATGTTTCTTGCTCCTTCTCTTGTCAAAGCATTACTTGACGTTGATCCCGAAATTGGTTTAGGTCCGCAATTAACATCAGCAGTCTTGTACGAAGTCGTAGCCTTGTCATAGTAAGTTATGGTTCGTTCATAGTTCCCACCGATTGAGCTGAGTTTATCACCCGTCCCCGCTGTCACGTTTAACACTTGTTCGTCATCAAGCAGATACTTGTTCTCACTTACGTCATAAGCTATGCCCTCATAAGCTGAGAGATAAGCGTGGTCTATTTCCTCACCATTTACAACAAAGAGTGGATGTACCTTAAACCCTGCTTTAGGAGCAGAACTTATGTAATACCGAGCTTTGAGTATGTGATAACCCTCTAAACCAAGCTCGGTTATTTTATGCCAATTTGCGGGGGTAAATGTCTCATCAGTGTTAGCAGTGGTACAAGTGTAGTATTCGTTATTGTAGATTACAGTGTCACCTACAGCATACTTTTTGGATGTCCAAGTTACTGCCTCGTAATCTTCCCAATCCTGTTTCTTCAGTTTTAAGGGAACGACTTTGTACCAAAACTTAGGTATCTCAACCATGACTTGTCCGTTAGTACCGTCTTCTATGTAGTTGTTATCTCCGTAATAAGCATTAACAGTTCCGTCGTCTGCGAGGTTACATCTTCTCATACCGCTGTAGACAGGGAATGTGTTGAAGTCTGAACCTGCGGTTTTACCTACTGCCCCTGCAAGGCGGGTAAATGTGTTGTTCTCATAATCAACCTCTAGCCCAATTATATCAGTATCATTATAACCTATATACGCTTGAATATCGGCTATATCAGCTCTTGCTTTAGCATCTTTAACATTGTATCCATTGAGTTTTGTAAAATCAGCCATCTTTTATCACCTCACTGTTATCGTTGCGGCTGTTCCCGTGAATGTAGGCAGAGAACCAGCATCAAAAGTCAGTTCTTCCGTTTCTGCGTTGTATGTCAGTGACGGCAGTGTACCTGTTATCGTTCCCGCAGGAGTATATTCACCACTTGCGCTATTTTTGTATGCCAGTGTGCCCAGTACAGAGGGGTCAAAGCCACCGCCACCTCCGCTGCTTTTTGCTTTCCCTATATAAGGTAGTACACTCTGCCCCGCTCTTACTTCCCAGCTCAGGTCTTCGGGATGTGCCACTCTTGCACCTCTCTCAACCGTGTAGTCCTCATCCTGTATGCTCAGATAGATAGTATCTGTCAGTATACCGTCATCAATGAGGATATATCCCTCATCACCTATGGTATACACGCCGTCCCCTGCCTGTGTGGGTGTCGCTGTAAGAGATACAAGCGTTCCTTTCGGTGCTTTCACACCAAAAGCATTATGTGTGCTTGAAAATGTGACTTTCATATTTTACCTCCTTATTCGTCAGGGAAGTTGCCGAGATAGTTGCCCCATACCATTTGATTGTTTTGTTTCAGATATGTGTTACCAAGGTCAATACGCATATAGTCACTGTTGTGATGATAGTTATTTGTGTCAGGAAATGCACCAAAGTTGATTGTATATGAGCTTGGATAACCCGTGTTACGTGGTGTCCCTGTCAGTGCGTAAGTATATGTTATCCATGATATGAAATCATCTGTATACCCGATAGTCATGAAGTTGCTTGTGCTGTCATAGGTGAATTTCGCAAAATACCACTTCAAAGGTTGTGTCACATAACTTTCGTTTACATCATACATCCACTGCCACTTACCCCATCCTGATGAGACATCTGTATACCCGATTCCCATACCAACAGACCTGTTGATATCAGAACCTATTTCGGCTGATGGTGTTTCATGGTAAGGCAGCCCACACGTGGCAAATAATGTGTTTTGGTCTCCGACTTGTTCTCTTGTCAATTTCCAAGCAACACCAATTTCCCAATCTCCCTGCCAGTTCATCCTGATATAGTCGTCATCCCCAGCAGGAACTATTGCACCTAATCCTGTTGCAAACCGTTCTACCGTTCGCCCACCATTATTGAATAGTAAGCCGACATTGCCAGAGCCATATCCCCGACTGCCGTTACCTACGCAGTCAAGTGATGTATAAAACTTAGGCATCTCAAATCCGCTTTCTCCACCGCCTTCACCACTACCACTCCCCATCCCTATAAAAGGTGTAACACTCGACCCTGCTCTGACCTCTATCCCATCCGCAGGATAGCACACTCTCGCCCCACGCTCCGCATTGTAGTCGTTGCCTGCCGTGCTCAGGTATATGCTGTCTGTCAGTATACCGTCATCAATGGTGTATGAGCCGTCATCGCCCACAACATACACACCGTCTTTTATAACGGTGGGCTCTTCTGTCAGGCTGATGAGCGTACCCTTTGGAGCCTTGATGCTCCAAGCGTTGTGTGTGCTGCTGAATGTGATTTTCATCGTGTTACCTCCTTGCAATCTTCGGGTAGAAATAACAGAAATCGGCAAATGTTGAGTGGTCTATCCACTTCATACATACCTTGTAGTAGTCTCCTATGTTGTCAGTGCCCTCTTCAATCCACCATCTGAAATCTCTCACAGGATAGTATCCGGTATTGTAATAGTTAGTGAGCTCCCAGAAGTAATAGTTATATGTTTCACCTGTTGATGTTTCCATAGTACAGCGGAAAGCATAGTAGGTACTGCCTGTTGTATCATCGTGTTGCGGTGTTGCCCCAATCGTAGTAGACCATGCAACTTCATCACTGTGGATACTGCGCCAGTAGCACGGGAAATTATTAAGTTCAGGTTGGTATGTTGAAGCACGGGGATAGAATTTCGTGTTCCAGAAACCAGCAACATCGGGGTCTGTGAACGCCCCAACATAGCTTATATTGATAGTTACGATTGTCCCGTCAGGCTGTTCAAACGCTTTATCTTTCCCGTCTATCTTTTCAACTCCTGCCGCTCCCGCATCATAGTATTCATTCGCTATATCCTCTATGCCGTTCAGTATATCAGCAGGTGTCTGAGGCTCTTCGGGTGGCGGTACATATGGCGGCAGGTCAGGGTCATACGCAGGGTCATCAGGGTCTCGCCTTGGGTCATCTTCGGGCACTTGGTCTCCGTGTTCTTTTTCCCACAAGTCTTGCCTTTTTTTCTTGACTTTGTCTTTCACCATATCACAGCAAGCCTTGTATCTTTGCAATTCTTCACTTTCATCCACCTCCACCCCCACCGTGACCCCGCTGTAGCCGTCCGCATTGTCGTCTGCGGGGTCGTAGGTGTATGTGCCGTTCTCTGTTATATTGACGGCTTTCTGCATAAGTTCGCTTTTCTTCCCCATCAGCATTCCTATTGCAATGCCTTTGTCTATGTCTTTCACGTACTATTCTCCGTCCTGTATATGTTAAGCGAATACTCTCCCTCTGTGGTCTCACTCTCTGTTGCAACATAATGCGTTGTCCACTGCTGCCCTACCGCCTTGATATGAGTATCATCTTCCTGTATAAGATTTATCGGACTTTCACCGCTTGAAAATGTTGTGCTGTTCTGATACTTCTGCCCACCGTTCTTTGCAATGTCCGTCAGTGTGGTCGTCATTTTCCCTGCATATGCAGTACCACACGGGAATAACGTGTATGTGGATTGACCCAAGCTGTCTATATCTATGTTAAGAGCTGTAACTATATAATCTCCGCTTATGCCGTGAATGGCATCCACAACAGATACCTTTGCGCCAAGGTCTACACCAAGCCCCACCGCCTGTATTGTCAAAGCCTTGACTTTATTGGATATCCTTGTAAGTTCATCTGCCGCCCTGTTATATAGTTCTCCCGCAGTCTCTGCTGTCTCATAGTCTGATACTTTCTCGATCACTCCATACATATTATACAGCGTGCCGTCCACATAGTCAATACTTGATGTGCCATTTAGTTTCAGCTTGTCTTTTCCGAGCGGTACAACTGATGTAAATATATCATCGCCTGAAATATCCGTATCAACATGGATAAGGTTAGCATCGTCACCCTGAAAGTTTATAGTTGCAACTGCTTGGTCGTCAACTCCGTACATCGCAATATTAGCTATGTATATGTTACATATCATCAGCCCGCTTGTTGTGTCTTGTGTGTTGTAATTAGGGATTACAGCAGCATTTTCGTCAAGTCCTGTCAAGTCTGTGAGTGCTTGCAGGCAAGGCTTATAATTCTCGTTGCCGTTTATTATCTGTTTCGGTGTGTATGCCCCGCCCTGCTGTTTCTCCGAGCCCCACAAGTTGGCATAATCAGCCAGTATGCTTACGTGTCTCTTTGCGCTTGCCCGGAAGCTGTGCTGAGAAGAGACCCAGTTGACATATTCGGATGGGTATGCACTTCTTTCTTCTCCATTTGCATCATACCACAGATGAGGGCGTGCCATTATATCTGACAGCCAAGCCAAAGCACCTTCACAGTCGACTATCTTGCTCTTGTACATATCAGTTTGTATGGATACCACACGCCCCAAGAAATACGCTCCGTTTGCATTTGCGTGTATCGTTGTACCAAGTATATAGATACTGTCATATAAAGGATGCTGCGGTGCTATTGTAAAGCTCAAAGACCCAGCAGAATTTATCTCCTTTGAAAGTCTTATGTTATATGCTCTTGCAGTGGTTGACCCCTCTGTGAACACATCCTGCCAAGTGTGGGAACTGCCGCCTGCATCACCCACATCAGCTTTTACCCAGTAACTCATATCATCACCACGGTTCTATTACATAGTCTATGTTGACAGTAGCAACACCACTGCTTATGGACAATCCACTTACTGTAAATCTGCCTGTGTGAGTGCCTACACTGCCAGCTTTGCCGTTCAAAGCACTCACTATGCCTGAAAATATCGTGCTTGCACTGCTGTAATATTCGTCAAGGACTTTGAATGTCCAGCTGCCTTCTGCGTTGTCATAAAACACCTGCCCGAAAACCTCTGTCAAGTCAATAGCGCCGTTAGCCCCGGGTGTCACAACATAGCTTGTTCTTGGTTTAGGTGGATTGACTATTGGTATGCCTTGCGGTGACAGGTGCCAGTCAGTGTAAGTGTTATATGTTGTCTCGCCTATTGTGAAATTCAGCGAGTGTAAGTTTGCAAAATCCGCTTCTGTTGTCGTGCCTGACCCTATCGCTTCAACAGACAGGGTGAGTGTTGACCTGTAATTTTGTGTGGCAAAATCAGATACACTCACAGTACCTGTTGCGGTATCATACAGCACATTATCTTCATACAGTCTTATCGTGCATTGCTTACCATTAACGGCGTTGCATATGGCAAGATATGTGTTGTATGTACTACTTTGCGCTGTGGGAGCGGCTGGAAAGTCTGCAAGGCCTACAAGCAGGAAATTCCAGCTGCTCTGATTTGCTGTCGGCTTGCCGTCTTTGTCTATTGTGGGAGCGGATATGACAGGCTTGGAAACGGCAATAAGTCCCCAGTCATCATAACTGTTGTATGTGGTATTGCCCACAGTCAATGCTACTTTGTAAAACATTATCCTGTAACTCCCCTTATTGCCGCTCTTGTAATTCTGCCCAGTGCCGTGTTTGTGTTAGGCAGTATAGCCCCAACAAGCTGCTTGCCGTCAATATTAACGCTGAAACCTTCTCCGAATGTGGTGTCTATCTTTGTCTGCAAGCCATTCATCACACCGTTCAAATCTTCTATGAGCTTCTTTAGATTGCCGCTGTCAGATTTTGACACTGCTTCCACAACCTCTGTCAGCTTTGTGTCAACTGTCTTTTGGATTTCATTGAGTGTCTCGTTTCTTTTCGTGTCAAGTTCCTTTGTGGCTTTGTCCAAATCCTCTGCATACAATTCACTTGATACCTTATCGCCTGTGTCCTCATATCTGTCCCAGATATTGCCCAGCTTTTTCAGCTCACTATCATCCATTTTCAGCAGATATTCAGCCGCTGCCGAGCCTTCTTCTGCACTCATGTTTGCAAGTTCTTTCAGCATAGTATCGCTGATGCCTTTTTCTTTCAGCTTTTTGATGTTTTCGTAGTATTCCTCCAACATCTTTATTCGCTTGGTAAGAAAATCCTTGGTCTTTGTAGCGGATACTTTGCCTGTTTTTTCGTCTTTGGTAAACTCAAACATACTGCTGAAAGAGTCTGTGAGCTTGTCTCCGAATGTCTCTATCTTCTTCTTTATGTCATCGACTGCTTTTTGATACTCACTGATTTTGTCTTTGGCATTCTTGATGATCTCGTCAATTGCAGAGGCGAAGGACTTCTTAGCATTTTCGGCATTCTTCTTGTCCTCTTCTATCATCTTTTTTGTCAGTTCTTTTCTTTGCTTTGCGATTTTAAGATGATATTCCTTGTAAAGGTCGGAGCTTTTGTCAAGTGTCTCAAGATATTTTTCTTCCTGTGTCAGCAGCCAATCTTCTGTTTTGTCATTGTCCACAGCAAAAATCTCGAACTCTTGGAATTGCTTTTGCAGGTCATATTTAAGCTGCTTTGACCTGTCTGCCTCTTGCTTTGCTCTTTCTTTGTCAACTTTTTGGGTCAGTTTCTGCTCTTCTTTGAGGAGCTTGTTGTTGTACTCCTTGTACAGCTCAGTGTTATGGTCTAACGCTTCAACATAAATTCGTTCCTGATGTATGAGCCATTCTTCCGAATACCCGTTCTCATACATCATACTTTCAAGGTCACGGAAATGATTTTTCAGTGCTTCTTTACGCTTTTTCTCTGCCGCTGCTAACGCTTTTTCGTCCTGCTCTTCCACTTCTGTGTAGGTATCAGCAACAGTCTTTTCTGCGGCTTTTCTGCGAGCCATAAGTTCCGCAATAGCATCCTCTGTGGTTTTGCCTGCATTTTCCACAGACTGCTTCTGAGCATCCGCCATCTTGCCTATGGCTTCATCGCTGTACTCAGTTACCCTTTCTATGCCATCTTCTGCCGTCCCATAATAATCGTCATATGCTTCCCGAATATCGCCTGTGAAATTACTTATGGCATCCACAACAACACCCTTGTTTTCGTCAAGGTTCTGGACAAATTCTGTTGTGGGCACATTGTTTATGTCGCCGTCATAAATGCTTTCGCCTGTAAGTGCTTCTCTTGCTTTGTCTATCCACAGCTTGACTTTCTTCTGTGCAACATCCAAAGAAGCCACAAGCCCATCCATCATCTTTTCGGCTGTCTCTGTCCAGTCTGCGTGTACAAGGCTATCCGCTATTGTTTTGATGATTTCATCGGGAACTTTTTGTATCTTATCAATGTTTTCTACAAATGTTGTTGCCAGCTTGATCATCATAGGCGGAACTTTTTCAAGCAACTCAGGCAGTGCATTTGCAAAGCCTTCCGCCAGTGATGTTACAAGCTGTATTGCGGCATCCACAAGAACATCTATGTTATTTATCAGTGTATCTGCCACTTGCAGAACCGCATCAACTGCAATAGGTATCAACTCAGGAAGTGTTTCCGACATACCATTTGCAAGTGATACTATCATATCAATGCCAGCCTGTACTATGTCAGGCAAAAGGTTTGATATTGTAGTTATTATGTCGTTGATAACATCAGGAACTATTGTGACAATAGAATTAAGTATATCAGGAAGCGCCTGCACCAACGCTTCCACAATTGATGTAGCTGCATCAAGCAACGGGGGCAAGAACTCATCTATCAATTGCGGGATTTTGTCTATGATAACAGGAGTAAACTCCTCAATAGCTGTTATCAGACTATACAGGGCTGTTTCGATTACAGGGCTTAAATTGCTAAGGGCTGTTTCCGCCGTGCTGATAACATCATTCATCAGCTTGCCTAAATCAGCTTCGGGATTGGATATTCCTGTAACAAGATTTTGCCAGGCAGCAGCAAGCGATTTAAGAGAGCCCTCAATAGTAGTCTTGGCTTCTTCTGCAGTTGCCCCGGCTATACCTAACTGTTCTTGAATAACGTGTATGGCATTATAAACATCTGCAAGATTGGATATATCATACTTTATGCCAGTAACCTTTTGAGCATCTTTAAGCAAGCGCTCCATTTCGGCTTTTGTGCCTTGATAGCCAAGCTTAAGGTTATCAAGCATGGTGTAATTTTCTCTTGCAAATCCTGAATAAGCGTTTTGTATAGACTCCATAGATGTGCCCATCTTATTCATATTATCGGACATATCCCTAAGAGCCAAATCCGCTACTTCTGCAGCTTTTTGATAATCACCCTCAAGGCTTTGAATAAGAGATGCAGAAAAGCCAGTTACAGTCTCCATGTACTGATTGGCAGACATACCCGCAGTTTCAAAAGCCTTGTTAGCATTTTCTATGATTTGGGGAGCGGCAGATATGGTACCCTCTAAATTGGTAAACAGTGTTTGCACACCGCCTATCAACTGCTCATAGTTTGAATATGCAGACACGCTTTCTTTGACAAGAGCTGTCACCCCTGCTACTGCCGCACTTGTTGTAGCTGCAATAGCTGTACCAGCCGCAGACACGGCTGTGCCTACTCTATCAAGACCGCTCTGCAGATCATCGTCATCAATGCCTATTTTAACAAACAAATCAAGTAGATCCATGCTTTCACCCCCTGACCTTTGCTATCTTAGATTTCATTCTTGCTATTATTTCCTGTGCCTGTGCATCTCCATCTTGCTCTTCTTCCTGCTCATCTTCACTCGGAGATATTATGTCTCTGTATGTCTTTGTCAATTCTGAACCACCCGCAAATCTCGCAGTATTAGAAGTAAGAATTTTCAAGGCGTTTGTAACATAAAAGCGGTATATATCATCGGTGGTTTTAATGTTTATCCTTGATGATACATACCGCAAAAACAGCTTTAATTCTTTTCTTCCGTGATATTCGCCGTAGCAGAGCCAGAGGGTGTCTGTGTTTCCTGACTCTGCGATGTAAAAAGCTCAAATATTGCAGGGTCATTCACAATGTCAAGCAGTTTCTTCGGCAATGACAGGATGTTACACTCATATTCTTCCACAGGCACCCCGTCCAGCACTGCCAGCACCTGCATCACGGCTTTCTTATGGTTCTTTATGGCTGTGCTGACAGCCTTTGCCTTCTTGCCTGCTCTGAGCCGTCTGACAACATCTTTGTCGCTTGCTATTTCTGCAATGGGCTCAATAAGGTCTGCAAGCATATCGAGGGCTTTCTCGCCTTTCACATCTGACAACTTCATATCTTTTTACTCCTCAGTCCACTTAGCGTACAGTATCATGTTCTTGTTGACAACATTAGTCGTGAAATCCCATTCAGTGATATACTGTGCTTCTGTGTACCATCCTGCAAATGTGTACCCTTCCTTTGTGGGCGCTGTGGGTTCAGTAGCCTTGCCTCCACTATCAACTGTCTGTGTTGTAACAGCCGTACCACCAACAGAGTCAAATTCGACCGTGTAACTGCTGGGGTCTATGCTGTAAAACTCCATAGGCATTGTGTTCTGGTCGTTAAGAGAAATATGCCCTGTGATAGTAATACTTGTCTGACCCTTGCCATTCTTGGAAGTAGTAAGACTCATACCGCCTGTTGAAAGAGCGTTCTTAAGCTTGACTGCAACCACACCGCCGTCTGCTCTGTCACCTACCCACCAAAGGTCTCTGAAATCTGACTGCTTCAAGTCCTTTCTCGGAGATACCTTGCTTGTCTCGGCATCAATATCGGCAGAACCCAGTGCCCATTTAAGCAGCGCAAGGCTTGTGCCGATACCTGTTGTAGTTATTTGACAAGCCCAACTGTCAAGGTGCATGAACTCCATCATATTTGCAGGCACGTTATCCACATCCGAGCTCAAATCGGAATATGTCGGTGTACAGGAAATGGTAACACCGCCTGTTGTTGCCGTCAATATAGTGCCATCGGGCGGCTCGACAGGATTTGCAGGGTCAAAAGCCGTAAGTAAAACACCCGCATCAAGCTGTAATGCTTCAAAGGTGTCCTGAGGTATCTTGGTAAACTTACCCATATTATATCCACTCCCTTAATATTAATAATCTGTGAAATACTCAACTGTGATGTTTAAAACAATTCTCCTAACAGTGTCATCCGTGTCAGACATTCTCTGTGAAAACGGTGTACCTTTGTATATCCACATACCACCGCCATCCACTCTTATAACTTTACCGCCTGCGGATAACGTCCTTGCTATCTCATAGCTTTTTAGCGTTATCTTTTCCCATGACGGTGATCTGTACCATATTGACGCCGACATTGCAGTTGGTACATTAAAAGCGTTTTCGCTGACAGAATATGTTATATACGGCATTTGTGCTTCAAGCGGTACAGTATACTGGTCATAAGCAGGAAGCCCAAAAGAACTCCAAAAGCTATGTATTGCCTGCGCAGTGTTCATATTTGGAACTCCTCTGCTGTTACTTGACGCATATCTAAGCCAGCACTTGTGGGCGTGTATTTGTCATCGCCATCGGAGGTAACTCTGAACACTTTGCCGTCACGAACTCTTCTGAACACATTATGGTATTCAAGCGTTATGTTCTTGGAGGTCGTGACAGTATACAAGGATGTTACTCCCTGTTTGTCTGCTACTCTTGCCTGAATGGAAGTGTCAAAGACAACAGCCGCATAAAAAGTCGCACCACTGACATATGTTTGCCTCGTCCCACCATATCCATCGTCTGACGTTATCTTATCGAGCATTATGCATTCATCCATAGCCTCCGACAGCAATGACATTATACATCCCTCGCTTTCCTGTATCTTTTTAGCCTGTCTGAGAAGTAAGAAAATGCGGCAGATCCTGCGGCAGAATTTCCGCCACTTCCGCTTGCCTTTGTGTAACTGTACCCGCCAAAGCTTTCACTGCTATACGGCGAGTCCAACACAGCGGCATTCTTTTCTTCCCACACAGACATATTCTCTATCAAAGACAGTGCATCGGGCGGTATTGCCATATACCACACAGCCCCGTCAAAGGTCTCATCTGTAAGCCCTTCCACAGGGTACTGATACACGCCGTCATTGAATACAGACCCTATGATACGAAAATACTGACCATTGAGCATATCGTCAATAACCAGTGTCCCGCCGCTTATGGTGTATTCACCAAAAGTCCGTTTGTAGTCAAACCAGTTATGTACTTCTGCACAAAAGTCAGCAACTTTCATTTTCTGCTCCGCCTTTTCTTTGTGATAAGCAGGTCCTCATTCTTTGCGTTGATTTCTTCAATAAGCTGTCTGTGTAGCTTATTGTCACTCCCACTTAATTCAGCTATTCTCCCCTCGGCAGGATGTATACCCGCTCTGGGGTATACATCGCCGACATTGTAGAGGAGGTTGCCGTCAGTGCGGTCGTTAAACGCATAAATCACACGGTACTGCATTATGCAGAAGCCGTCACAGTTACAGCGCAAGTAGCAGTATCGCCAGTAGTGCCGCTACCAACGCTTGCGGTTATTGTGGCAGTGCCTGCGCCAACTGCTGTTACCGTGCCATTGCTTACAGTAGCAACAGATGTGTCGGAGGATGTCCAAGTAACTGTTGCACCTGCGGGTGTGGTGGTAGCTGTCAGCTTTGTGCTGTCGCCTGCTGTTATGCTTGCAGTAGTCTTATCGAGGGTTATATATGTCTGCCCATTGATAGAAACGACTGCAATGGCATCAAGGTACTCTGCCCACAATGTCATACCCATGAGTACAAAGCTCTCACCCACTGCGGTGTTATAATTACCATTAGCATGGAAACCGATGAGGTTTGTCTCACCCTGTACAGTGTAGTTCAGGTTAAGCTGCCCAAACTGTGCATCACTTGGGTCAATATAGTAGTTGATTATATTATCCACAGGTGTTGCATACACAATGCCTGCGGGCACTTCGGAACTGAGTATCAGTGTATCAGCACCGAGGAAATTCTTCATATAGTCAACGCCAAACTGGTTCTGCACAGTGATAGTGGCAGAGCCAAGATAACTATATGCGTCAAGGATGTTTACCCACACAACTATGCGTGTAGCGTCCCTGTGCATTTTCTTGAACTTGTCCTTACATCTTCCGATAGCCATTGATATAGCCATCTGGAAAGAACTTTCATCGCTGGTAAGTGTACCGGTAGGCAGGAAATTGTAGAACCTGCTCATTACAACAGACTGCAGCTCATTTATGAACGCTTCATCTGTTCTCTGTACTGCGACCTCTGCACCATACTTAGTTACAGCTTCAATAGAAACTGCCTTTGCGTACTTTTCAAGCGTAAGGTCTGCATAAGATACAGGGCTTACAGTAGCTTCGCTGTAAGGTATCTCCTCGCCTTCGCCAACATTTCCATCTGCAAGGGTTATACTTGCCGTGTACGATGTGAGCACTGTGCCAGGCTGCTTCTTTATGGGTCTGAGAATACCCATGACTTCACGCAGAGCATCCCAGTTCTTAGCAAATCTTGTAACAAAGTCGATTTCTCTTGCTCTTACGGTTATATCGGAAGCAACCGTGAGTCCGCTCTTTGCCATTTGTTATCCTCCTAAAATCCGAATAATTCGTGATTTTCAGCTATTTTCTGCTGTCTTTCGGTGGTATCTTTGATTTTCAGAATGTCTTCCTTGGTAAGTTTGCCGCCGTTGTTCTCGGGTGGGTTCTTTGTGTCAGCACCCTCAACCTTTTTGGTGTCGATAAAATCAGCCCATTCGGTTTTCACATCATCCACAAGCTTATCCTTGTCTTTCAGCTTGCCGTCCTTATCAAGTTTGACATCTGCGAGATTTGTCACACGCATTACACTTGCTATTCGCTTTTCAGATATGCCCGCTTCTTTGAGCATTTCCTTATATGCCGCTTCTTTGGCAGACTTTTCAGCGATTGCAGATTGTTCTGACTTGTAATCATCGTATTCCTTCTTGAGAGCGTTGTACTTCTGCTCAAAATCACCGCCATTTGATTTAAGCTCATTCAGCTCTTTTTCCACAGCAGGCAGCCTTTCAGCATCCTTCTTGTATTTGTCCCTCTCATCTTTCAGTGCATCCACAGTCTCACTGTGGGCTTCGATGATCGTGTCAATCTGTTCATCAGTCAGGCTCATTCCTTTGAGCATTTTGCGCGTGATAGAGATAAGTCATTCCTCCCCAGTGCTTCGGTGGCGCTGCTTTGCCACGGAAAAATCTTATACACAGTTAATTGTAACACATATCTTTTTGCTTGTCAAGACTTTTTTTGAATGTAGGAACTCAATGTAGGATGTACATAAAAGCTACATTTTGGGAAACTCTCTATAGCTTTTTCTAAAAATTTTTTTTCTTTTTTTACTATTAGCTCTTTTATGTACATACTACATTCTCTTTTATATAAAAAAAGAAGTAATATATATAATATATATATATATAATATAATATAATATAAAGTTAGCATATGCTAACTATTGTAAACACATAGAAACAAAAAAATACAGATTTGTACTTATGCCATTTACATTCAATGGTTTTAGTCACAAATCTGCATTTGTAAATTTTTTATGAACGGTCAATATTCGCCAGGAAATAAAATCATTGTGGATGATCTGTCTGCCTCTGTGATTACCCAGATTTTGTTATCGGGCGCATCAGCTACAAGTTCCTGTGGAAGGTTATACGAACTGAACATCCTATCATCACTCACCGCTGCAATGTCATTGGTGTGAATATCCTTGGCGCTCATATCGCCCCAGTCAAAGGCGTTGTGCCTGCTGAAACAGTGAGATACAAAGCTCTTCCTGTCTGCATTGCCGCTTATCCAGGCATTGACCCCTTGAGTGCAATATATACCACCCTTTGCTATGGCAAATGCTGTCATAGCCTGTGCAGTGCCACACTGTGGGCATATTTCTCCCTGACCTTTTGTCCTGCTTATTGCAGGACGACCGTCATACTCTTTGCCACACAGTGGGCAAGTTCTTGTGTTGCTCATGTCGTTACTCCTCTCCTTACCATATGATCTTTGCTGATACGGGTTTACCTTCGTTCCAACTGTAAATCTCCTCAGGCTCATCCCAATCACAGCAATCCTCATCGCCGTTATAAAATGCTTCACGATTTGAGATTGACCAATATACATCGTAATCATTGCCGGCATTGTCCTCGGCTGAGGCTGTGTAATACTCGTGCAATACGGTTATAGACGGTTTTCCGTCATCCGTATGAAGCCGATAATAACCGTTCGTATACCATGCAGGTTGTGTTAATCTGATCTCTAACATAATACGCTCACTTTCTCCCCCGTTTTGCCACGTCATTACAACCCCTGCCTTGCAAGTATGTGCTGTTCAGCATAATAGCTGATTTCATCAAAATTCATCGCAGGATTTGTGTAACTTTCAATTCTGCCGACAGGCTCGCTGTTGATGAATAAAAAGCCGTTGACAACGTTAGCTGTCATTTCTGACGTGCTGGATTTGCCGACTCTGTAATCGGCAACCATCCTGGCGATATTGTGGAAGTCATGCTCTTCCATGAAATTAAGCTGTGGATATACATTGACCTTTACCCAATTGATTATATCTCTTCTTGTCATAGTAACCGCTCCTCTCATCTTCTCAGCTAACCCAGATTATCATATTGCCCATCAGGGTTATTTCTGTATTCTGTATTGAATATCCGTTCTCTGTTGCCCAGTCGGACATTCTCTTTTCACCGCCCAACTCCCAGCCATCGCACTTGTTGAGCAACTGATTGTCATTTATATTTACAACGTATATCATAGTGTACCTCCTATGTGGTATGTGTTTTCTGTTGTTATATACATTCTACCATATTTTCTTTTATGTGTCAATACTTTTTTAGAAATTTTTAGATAGATTCAGCAAATTTGTATAGATACACAAAAATTAAGATGTTTTTTGTGTATTTTGACATATGCCCTTAAATGCGCCCAGAATGCCCTGTATTCAACAGAAAAGGTGGGTAGTATATTTTATACTACCCACCTGTTAAAACGCTGAATAAGGGGCTATTCTGCCGCTGTTACGTCATCAAGACTTACTATGTAAATTTCATGTGGCGGATTAAGGTTTCTCACCTCTGCCTGATAAACTTTCTTGCCTTGCATTTTACGGAAAATATACGCTGTAAACATATACCTGTTGCTCAGCCCTGCCGCTTTCATCTTTGCATTGTCAACAATGACTTCCTTTTCCAGATACTCTGATACATCTGACGGTTTCATTAGATCACCCTATTTTAGATATTGGTCAAAAAGTTGTCTGTATTCTTCGGTATGTTCTGTGGCAGCGGGGCGAAGATATGGCTGTGCTTTTTGTCTGCTTGTGCCCATCTCTACATACGCCGCATATTCAACATCTGTGCCGATATATACAGCTTTTTCGTTTGCTCTTACATCATGAGTGATAGAGCTGCGCAGTCTGTCTGTATCAACAGGGCATAATAGCTTGGCATATGCTTCTGCTGTTATTCCCACAGCTTCAAGAGCGGCTTCAAGTCTGCTGCCGATTTCTTGTCTTACCTCGTCTGTGTGGTCGTGTATCTCATAGTTTGCCATCAAAAATCACCTCGATAATCTCCGATATTCAGCATTATATGCTTGTCTCAATGCTTCTGCTTTTCGCTCAGGAAGGTCAATCGGATTACTTTTGCTATGACCTTTTAACCACTCCTCATATGTCATATCACCAAGTTTTGAGTTGCGTTCAAATTCATCTGACCGTAATTTGTCAAGGTTTGTGCCCTTTACGACGCCTATCAGAGTGCAGCGGCAGTTGTACACAAGAAATGGTTCGGCTGTCGGGTCGCCTGGAAACCGAATAGTATAACCATCTACTTGAAACAGTTCACCCACTGCTCTGCGCTGACCATCAAGCAACCTGTGTTCGTGACGTGTTCTGCCGTCAAGTGTGGCTATCCATTCCTGCTGCATTTTTATGCCCATGCTTTCAGCCCGCTTGTAACTATCCACACGCCCTGCATTTTCTGCACCTGTGGTCATAGTGCGTGCGTTGCGGATAGCCGCTTTTCTGTTGGTATCTCCGACCGCTTCTGCAAGCCGTGTGGCTATCTTAGGTATGGGCTCGCCTTGCAGGATGCTTTGTGTCATAACAGACTGTATCACTTGCTTATTCCACAGGACATCCTTGCCATCTGCTATACGTTTTGACACACGTTTGCCCGGCGGTGGAAGTAACTGGGGGTCATCACGGACAAGCCGCTCGACTGTACTGCGGTCATATAGTGTGTATGATGTGTCTATCAATGAGCCTTTTTCTGCTTCATACGTTCCATAGTTGTGGTTAAGAGCATAAGCATCATAGGAGAACTGTCGTGTCATTGAAGCGACTTTCTCGTTAGTTTTATGAATATCCTGCGCCAAGGTGTTCTGCATTTCCGCCCAACGCTTGCCGATCATTATCTGACCTGTGCGCCAGTGGTTGTATTCTTCCTGAGTGATCTTGCCATCTTTAAGAGCCTGTCGCTTTATCTTATCTTTGACTTCAAATCTGCGAAGATAATCATCAAGTTTTGCCTGTACTTCTTTTGCTGCCTGTGCATACTCTTTGGATATACGCTTTTCAAGCTTTTTAAGCTCATTATCTGTCCACTTATGCCCATAATCCATTATTCTTCACCCTCGGGCATACGGTCTATCTCATCAGCTTGCATTTGCTTGATTATATCATCTGCTTTGTCGCCATCGCCGAGAACTTCCAGTATCTTTGTAACCACATAATCAGTAGGTAAGAATTGCGCACCTTGTATGATGTTCTGTATGATCTCAGATGCGTTCACAAGCATTGACCGTGTGAATGTGGGCTTATCATCCACACCTGCCAGTGCAAGTATCTTGCCAATAAACGCTACTATCTGATACTCAAAATCATCCGCCTTGCTGTTGAGCGGCTCATATGCTGCTTTAATTTGCGTTGCTGTAATTGCCCCGCCTGCAATAGTCTCTGTGTTGAGTGCCATTGCATCACGGTATAAGTCACGGTCAAGGCGTTCAAGCAGTGCTTCTCTGCTTGCATACGGTGCATCCTGCGTATGGCTTTGTGCAGTTGCCATATCGTCTGTTGTTGTGGCATGAATAGTTTTCATGCGCTCAACAAACTTTGCAAGGTCTATATCATCCATACCGCCTGCGTTCTGTATTGTCCAGTATACAATTGAAGCCTCATCTACGGTGTTTGCGAAACCGCTTTTGATAAGGTCATAGCAGTCTATCTGTTCACGCAGTCCGACTATCTCAGACTGGTGTTCACTGTTTCCCCACAGCGGCACAATCGGGAATGAGGGATAGTTTTCAGCATCATAGATGCGCTCACCATCTGCGGCATTGCTGACTATTTTAAGCTTGTATGCCCTCTTGGGATTGAGTATGCGTTCCTCTCCGTCAATCCATATATAGTCTGTATATCCATCTTCTTCATACAGTGTAGCTCTGAGGGGTTTATCTGCATCCACCTGCCAAAAGCGTATACCAGCACGCATTGAGCCGTTTTCCTCATCATACAGCGGCACAAATTCAAGCAGGCTGAATACTTCCAAGTGGTCGAGATTAAAAAAACCGAAAGACACACCATGCACAAGTGCGTTTTTTGCGCAGATTGAAAGCTGAGTGTCAAAAGCATATTTATCATTGCCCAGTTTATCAGCAGTCTGCTCCGTCTCCCACGTTACACCATTGCCCAGCAAGTATTGAGCTTCTTGCACAATGAATCTGTGGAAATGTCTACAAGCCATTTTGAAATTAGCTGACCATATATCAGGTATTGCCTTACCTGATACAGTGTAAAGTATCTTTTGATATTCTGTAATAGTCACATTCTTATGCCTGTTGTACTGATCTGCAACCCACGCTGTCTTATACAGTGCTGTACCCTTGTGTTCGAGTATGCACTGCTTTACAAACGCCATACGTTCTTTCTCGTCTTCACCTATTGCAATAAGATCCTGATATGTTTTCATAGAAATATACTCTCCATATGTTCTTTGCCCATTTTGCCGCTCAGCACTCGTATCAGGCTTGAAAGGCTATCAGGGCAGTCATCGTGTTCTGCGTTCTCGTTGTAATCACAAATCTGATCTATGTACTCTTGGTCTGTCCCTTTTACAAATATAACATCTTTCCACACAAATTTCAAGTGGGAAACGATTTTTATATGCTTATTTTGATATTCGTTATATGTTACAACCTTTAACCCGTATCCTCTGAATTTCTTTGCTACATATCCTTTGTCTGCATTAAGCTCATTGTACATCTTCTTGCACATAAATTTATCGTGCCACATAGCTATTTCAGGCATTACATCATCTATGTGCTTTCTCCAGCATTTGCCGAATACATAATACTTGCCGTCGTGTGTGGTGCATATTGTAAATGCCGTCCAGTCCTCACCATAATAAGCAGCATCGCAATGACTTGTGCCTTGCTCCACCAGTGCAGGGTCTGCGCCTGTTTGCGGGTCGGAGAATATAACATCATCATCTGCAATGTGCTTTAACTCATAGTTAGCGGCAAACAGGCTGTTAGTCATATGCGACTTTATGTCTGCCGCTTGCTCTGGTGTGATAAGTCCTGTTACATCCCAAGGGTATTTCTTAGGATTGGGCATCAATGTGAATGCGTCATCTTTATGCCATGGAGTGCCTGTATTGATAAACCGTCCGCCGCGGTTTTTGATGTTTTGAAGTTCCATGTATGCGCTTTTAGTTCGGCTTCTCTCTGCTTGTGATATTCTGTCATTTATATTAACAATATCATCAGTAACAACGATATCAGCATGCTTACCAGTGATTGATGTGCCGATACCAAGTCCTACTATCTGAGCTGAACCTTTGATTGAGGTAGTCAAGTTTGTGGAAATTTCAAAATTGCTGTTTTTGCTTAGTGCAAGCTGTTTGCCATACAAAACCTGAACTATTGTTCCGATACAACCTGATTGCAGTATGTTCCCGGTTTGCCGCATTATTTCTGCCACGTCATTGCTGGTCTTTCTGAAAAACATTGCCGTTTCATTCGGGGCAATTATGCAATGCAAGGCTAAAAAAAGAGATAGAGTTGTGGTTTTATAGCTTCCTCTATGCCCTTGCAATGTCTGGTCATCTTTGGCATATAAGAAACCTCTCAACCACTCATTGTGCATATCGGTCAGGTCTTTGAAACCTACCCACTTCCCTATCTCCACAGGTCTATACCATAGCAAATCAAGAATTTCCCGCTTGCTTGCTTTCAAAGTATTTCTCCATTTCTTTTATTGTATCATCGTCATTGATAGCCACAGCAACTTCCTGTGTCTCTCTCTGCCCTAAATATTGCTTTCCGAGCCATATTGCCATAGGAACACTGTGTTTTGATAGTTCAAACTGATTGCGTCTTAACTGTATTTTAAGCGCCATCAAGCTATTTTGTTTTGAATATTCTTGAAAATTAACGCCAAATTCACGTTTGCACCATCTGGACAGCGTGTCAATATTTGCAACCTTTCCTGTCTCATCTCTAAACCACCAGCAAATCTCTTCCTGCTTGCATCCTAACGCAACCAAATCTATAAACTGCTTTTTATCGAAGTTGATTGGCGGTCTTCCTCTCTTAGCCATTTAATCACCGCCTTCCACAATTCTTACAGCCGTTTCGCCTGTAAAGTTTTCATATCTCGAAATAATTACATCGCAATAGTGTGGGTCAAGTTCTGCCATATAGCATTTCCTGTTTAACTGTTCACAGGCTATTAGTGTGCTACCACTACCGCCGAAAACATCAAGGATGCTATCGTTTTCTTTTGAAAAATCTTTTAATATATCTGCAAGCATACCGACAGGCTTTTGTGTCGGATGTACTCGTTTCTCTTTTTCGTCAGCAACAAACCCCTGTTGGATTTTGGTGTACTTTTTTACGCTATTTCTCTCAATATTTGTCCACGCAAGTTCACAATCGCTATATGGATTTTGAAATTGAATATCTCCTACTTTATCCCAAACAATCCAACATTTACCCAAAGGCAATTTATCCGTGAAGTAATTTCCTCCGAAAATAATAGAGTTGTCTGCTTTCTCCAAAATCATATCGAAAGTATCTTTTGACGGTGAAAAACTATCCCATTCATCATCATATTTATTTGCCGTTTTCGGACTGCTACCAAAACCTCCAACGCCTTTATCTGCATTTATACCATATGGCGGGTCTGTCAGAAGTAGTTTAGCCTTTACCCGATCCATAAGCCTATCAATAACAGCAGTGTCCGTAGAATCTCCACAGATTAAACGGTGAGAACCAAGTTGCCACAAATCGCCTATTTTTACCTTTGGTTCTGTTGGCGGTTCGGGTGCTTCGTCCTCTTCGATTTCTGTGTTTTCTTCTATATCTTCGGGCAATCCCCAATCAATATCAAAATCACTAAAATCAAGTGTTGGTATATCTTCTGCAAGTAAATCAAAATCCCATTCGGACTCATTCAGTTTATTGTCTAAAAGTCGCAATTTTTGTACTTCGGTATCGCTTAAATCCTCAACTCTTACACACGGCACTTCATTCATCCGTAAGCGTTTAGCCGCTTCATATCGACAATGACCAATGATTATCACACCATCTTTATCAATCACAATCGGCTGTACAAATCCAAACTGGCGTATACTTTCAGCAACATTCTTGATTTGTTTGGTATCGTGCTTTTTGGCATTTCTGTAATACCCACGCACATTGTTGATATCTACATTTTGAATATCCATATCAATCATCCTTTTTTACTTAATATTCGCATTGTTGGCATACTGTTTTTGTCAAGATATTCTATTTTTAATTCCATAAAATCACTCCTTTCCACCATAATACACTATTTTTTACAGCCTGTCAAGCATAAAATCAAAAAAATAAGAGGGCTTTCGCCCCTTATTTTACGTTTATCATATTGTTGATATACTCATCTTGCATTTGACTTTATGGCTTTTGTGTTCAAAAAGTCTTTGTAGTTATCCATTATCATTCATCTCCAAACCCTCAAATTTGCTCTGTACGCCGTTTGCTTTCTCATATAGTAAATTATACCACCCTATGCATTAAAATCAATTTTAGGCGGCTCTCTGTTCGTCTGACGGCGTTTTCTGATATCAGCTTCTGCTGAGCTTACCTTTCGCCACTTATGCTCACTGTTGTCCTGTCTGCTCCTCATATACGCTGCCTGTTGCACCAGTATGCCATAGCACTCAGTGCACAGCTTCCCACTCTCAATAGGCTTATAGCACCGTGAACAGTATCCTTCGCCACGTAATTCAATCGGTATCGTGCCTTGCTTTCGCCTGTACTCACGCTGTTTCGCTGCTTTCTTTGCTCGGCATATATCACAGCTGATATGTTCTCCGTCCGTCTTTCGCTTCCCGCAGCGAACACATATCCCCTCCGCTTTGCGTTCAGCAGATACACGCTTTGTGTAATCAATGCGGTACTGCCTGACATCATCAAATATCGTTTTGTTTTTGTGGCGATCATTATCAGCCATTCGGCACTGCAAGCAGAGCTTATAACCCCTTTGCAAGTCGTCCTGTCCGCAATGCGGACATATGCCGTGTGAAAGATACCATTTTCTACGCTCTTTGTCATAGTCATTCATTGCTTGAACTCCTCAAAATTGTACTGTCGCTCTTTCAGATTTGTCTGTGCATAATCTGTAAATCGTATCTTTGTGAAATATATTCCTGCTGATACTCTGCCTTTTTCAGGCAATTTGGTAGCTATTTCCTTGAAAAACTTCTTGCTGGTCATTTCATACTCATTGTTAGCTTTTGCCCACTTAATATACATAGCAAACAAATCCTTTGCCATTATCTTATCGTTGCAAGTGTAATCAATGATAATACTGTCCTCAATAAAGCCTGCAAGCAGATCCATTTCGTTCTTGTACTCCTTGACAGCTTCCTGCACACAATCAGGCTCTTGTATGCCCTCTCTCTGCCACTTCATACATCCCTGCACAGCCCAATGCAATATCTGTGGCATTTCTTTACGTAGCTTGTATTTCAGTGTCTTGTCAACTTTTTCGGGAGGAATGTTGACCTCAAACGGTATCAGCTTTATCCTGCGCCATATGCCCACATCAGTGCCCCGTATAACAGGTTTATGGTTTGTTGCCACCCAAATCTTAAATTCAGGCGTGTACTCAAATTCTTCCCCATACAGAAACCTACACGTTATCTTTGAACCGCCCGTGAGTTGTTTAAGCAAGCCTTCATTGAGCCGCACTCCCTCTGTGGGTTCCTCACAGGTGACGTATCTTGCAGATTTCAAGCGCGCCACATCGGAATTAGCTCCCTCACTACCGAACTTTCTCATCATTATCGTTTCAGGCTGTGTGTTTGCCGCATAGTCTCCGAGCATATCTGCAAGCGTGTCCAAGAATGTGCTTTTGCCGTTATTGCCCATACCATACAGAAAATATGCGCATTGCTCCCGTGTAGACCCACTCAAACTATATCCCACACACCGCTGTATGTATTCTTGCAGTGACTTGTTACCTGCTGTCACATCATCAAGGAATTTCATCCACATAGCAGGCTCTTTGTCTGACATATCATAATCGCACATAGTTATTTTTGACATCATAAAACTGCTGTCATGTGGTATTAACTCGCCGTTCCGCAGATTAACAATGCCGTTCTGACAGTTGAGAAAATCAGGATAACTATCAAGCATATTTGTTCCTATGGGTATTTCATCTAAATGCTGGCATTCCTTGATCATAGCTTCCTTATTGTGCGACCCTGCTGTCTTATTGGCAAACTTCAACATTTTAGATTGCATATCTTCATCTTGTTCTACAAGGGCTTCCTGCTTTATGTCCTCACAGATTATGTCTGCAAGTTTCTTTATCTCGCCGCTTTCGTCAAGTCTCCAAGTCTTGCCGTCCCAGTAATACCATTTCTTGCGATTATAGCTGTATCTGATGATATGCCCGAACTTGTCGTATAGTCTGTGAGCATTGCCTGTATCTGTCAAGTCATATCGTTCTTTTGGTACGGCTACACCCATCTGTCCGTTACTGAACACGGCAAATGCTAACTCTGTGCTGTCCTCTCCGTGCTTTGCAGGGTTGTAGACTTCTGTGCACGCCATACAAGCCTTATGTATCGTTATATTGCCGTATGTGTTAGCACCTCTGCGTTCTTCCCACTTCGGGCGCATAAGACCGCTTGACCTGAATATCCTGTCCATCTGAGCACTGTCTTTCCCAGTCCAGAATGCAAGCATATTACAAAGGGCTAAATCTGCTTCAGACTGTGAATGATATACTCCCTGCCACTCGCCTTGATACAGCATCGTGAATAAATACCCGCTTTTGCAGTTGCGGGCTTTATCTACTACCTGTTGGTCATCCATAGATATGCTGACAACAGGTAAATGCTTTTCTGCTTTCGGTGTGTCTGATGGGAGATATTTGTTGTGTAATACTTTCACGCTCTCTGTACAATCGGCAACAGTCTTGTATTTTTCGTTATACACGTTGCCTGTGCAGATAAAATATCTGCCTGTGCTGTACATTTCCACGCCGTTCTTGCGCCTTGCCCCATCAGGCAGTACACCCCTGCATATGATGTGGATGCCCGTGCCGCTCTTGCTTATCTCTGCATAGCTTTGCAAGGTCTCCACAAACTCATCACAAAAGTCCACATTGTCTATGCAGTGGTCTAAGTCAACTCCAAAATACCCATTGGCAAACATAAATCCTATGCCGTCAAATGAATACTTATCACAAGCAGCAACAGCAGTGTCAAAGTCCGCCCAGGTATCAGGATTGTTGCTTTGTGCGTTCTTGCCTGTGTAGGCGTTCTTCGGTATCTTGTCTTTGCCGACCCAGCATACCCACTGTTTCAATCCTCTTATCTCATCAGGGATATTTTCTATCTTTGTGATCATTCCCGCACCTCGATTTGTACCGCATTTCTTATCTTATCCCAGTCAATGCCTATCTGCGTGCTTAAATACTCCTCTATCTGTCTGTCATCAAGGTACTTTCCGAAAACAGGCGGCATTGTAAGCAATGCACACACATCATCATACAGTTTCAGGCATTTATCTTTGTGCCAGTGTCTGTACTTGTACAGGACATAAAGGACTGCGCCCATCACAGCAGGAAATGCGTTGTCTATGGCTTGCCGTGTCAAGCTATCGCACTCTTTATGGGTCAACCTCTTTACTTTGTACCTTGCTTTCATCTTCCTCTATCTCCTTATCCACACAGCAACACACGGCAACTATTATACCTATCACGCCTGTTACGGCAGCTAACACGGCAAACACCCATATGATTACATCAATCATTATTTACTCTCTTGTAATATCGCCTGTGGTCTGATGTAACACTTCTGTGATAAGTCCTTGAACTTCGGACTTATCAAGATCAAGCTTCTCTGCAACCTCATCTAAGGTCATGTAAGATTTCATCCTATATCTCCTTACTCATACGCCTTCCTAACTGCCTGCACATTCCCCTCAAAGCCCTCAATATAAGAGATATCGCCCATCTTGCGTGCCATATCATCAAGCTCCTGTGTGTCCACAACAAACTCTATGACATTCTTTCCACCGTCTGACATTGCAGTGTATCTATGCAAGCTGTCAGTGTGACAGTCTGCTTTGAAGTCTCCCACAACTGCTGTAAACTCCTCACCGCTATCAAGTGTCACCCTGAACCGCTCCCCGATGTACTTAGCATAATAGGAGCCCAGGGCAATAACATAGTCATCGCCATATCTGCGGAGACCATCTTCATCAGTCCAACAATCTTCCTGCAACTTGTATTGTGGGCTGTTCGTGTTGGTGATACATTCCCAGTCCATATAGGATTTAAAGGATGTATCTCCCATAGGCACTGCATACTCCACAGGCTTCGGGCTGTCTGTTACTACCTCAGGCACAAATGCTACCGCTCCCGCTTCCACACTTTCAGGCTTTGGCTTTAACGCTTCACCCGTCCATTTCACAGCAACATTACAGCTTGTGACAAATGCAGATACAAGCAGAATATCAATTCCAAGCTTACCAATACTAATCCTCTTTAAGTTCATCTCGATTACTTCCTCTCACTAATCTGTCGGCTTCTTCCTGTGAAATAAACCATTGTGCTTTCTCTGTATCGGGTATCTTCACGGCTTTTACCTTGCCCGTCTTTATCCAGCGACGGACTGTGTAAGTCGTTACACCGAATAACTTTGCAACCTTTGTAACTGTAAGCATTTTACTCATAGCTTTTACCTCCTGCAATACATTCTAACATATATATTTTTATTTGTCAATAGGTTTTTAGATATTTTTATTGTGCAGTTTTCACAATTTCCTTATGTGAAAATTTATATACTTTTGCTTTGCCCCAAACCTCAACATTGTTATTCCAGTATGCTATGTTATACCCGTATCGCCATTTACCGCCGCTCATAGACTGTTGCTTTAACTTTTCTAAAACTTCCTGCTCACTCATGCCTTGAAAAGGTTCGGCAACAGCCTTTAATATCTGTATACGCTCATCCATCTGCGCTGACACACCCCAACTTTTTGTAATATCCTCTGCGCTTGCTTGCCCAGCCTTTATATAGCCCGAAATCATCCACAAAGTCAATGACCGTTCCGTATTCTTTGCCTTCTGCTTTCCTTGCAACTCTGCCTACTGCCTGTGTAACTGTGCGCTCGTTCTTCTCAGGCGTGGCAAATACAACATATCTCAGATTAGGACAATCCAATCCCTCTGCTGCAAGCTGATATGTGGCAAATATGCAGTCAATCTCGCCTGCATTAAGTTTTGCCAGTGCTTCTTTACGTTCCTGCCTTGCTTTCTTTGATGTACCCATTGCAGATATACAGATAGACTTGCCTTTATACATATCAAACATATCCTGCAAATACTGAACACGATTTGCAAGCACCATCGAAAATGACTTACACTCTGTGTTCACCACATCCATTACTTGGTCAAATCTTCCTCCGTCACTTATTAAGTCGCTTGTTAATGCCGCATAATCAATAGTGCCGTCGCCGTTCAGGACTGCTTCCACATCAGGATAATACTCCGTTTTGACGGTCTTGATTTTCACAGG